ATTGTCTGCTTTAGATTTGCCGTTAGGTTTGACTGCTCAAGTTGCTGGCGGTTTAACTGATGGTGGAGCTTTAATGGGCGACTCAACACCAGAACGCGCACAACAAATGTCCGAATACGTTTCAACCCCTTTATCGTATTTGCAACCTGGCAATTTAGCTAATTTAAAAGATAATCAAATTGGTCAAGGCACGGCTTCTTATGAGGCAAGCCCAGTTAGTCAAGTTATGGAATTTGTTAATAAATATGGCGCACAACCCGCCATGGATATGTTAATTAGTCGAGGTTATTCGCCTGAATCTGCCCACCACCTTGTTGCAAATGCATTATTAGTTATTCCAGGGGGCATTAAGCTAGGAAAAATGGGGCTTAAAGTTGCTAGAGAAATTCCATCTTACGCAGCAGAATTAAGAACTGGTGAGCCAACTCGCATTGAGCCACAAATGGACGTTAGCCAAATGCCTCAAAACGTTGGAGCTGCTCAAGCATCACCGGCTGCGGTTTTGCGTGGAAATGTGAATGCGGCAATTGCAAATGCATCGCCTGAATTGCAATCACATATTCAATCTAAACCATTGGAATCTGTTAATGTGCCTGCTATTGAAACACGCGCTTTGGAAGAAAAGCATGGAGTGGATTTAACTGCGGGGCAACGCACAGGTGATTTAAATCGTTATGTAGATGAATGGAATGCTCGAGGTAAAACAGATACTTTAAGCAATCATTTTGCTAACCAACCCAAACAATTGGCAGATGCATTTGAAACCGCAAAAATCAAACACGCCCCTGATATATCAGCAACCGCTGACGCATCTGAACTTGGTCAACATGAAATTAATGGTTTAGCGGCAAAAGACAAAATTCGTCTTGACAATATTTCACAAGCCTACAAAGCACTTGAAGATGCTAATGGTGGAAATTTCCCAATTGATGTAGGAACATTACAAACAAATATATCAACGGCATTAACAAAAGGCATGAAAACAAATCGTGTTTCGCCTGAAATTAATGCTGATCTAAAATCGTTCTATGAAAATCCAACATTTGAACAATACGAAAATTTGCGAACAAATTTAGCAAATGATATGAGAACAGGAGAGCCTAACAAAAGGGCGGCTGCTTATCTTATTAGGCAAGAAGTGGAAAAACTGCCTGTATTTAATGAAGAAAATGCCGCATTTGATCCGCAAGCAGCTCAGTTAAAACAATTGGCAGATAAAGCACGATCTTTGTACAAAGAAAGACAAGATGTTATTCGATCTAATCCTGCATACAAAGCTGCAGTAAAAGAATTCGATAGTTTAGAAGATGCATCATCACAAGGTGAAAGCCTTAATGCAGCTAACTTTCACAAAAAATATGTGTCAACTGCAACGCCTGAAGCAATTAGACGCATGAAAGCAGAAATCGATCCTAATGACATTGCTAATCAAGCTATGACATTTGCAGAACTTGATAGAGCCAAAAATCAACAAGTAAATGCAAATTCATCTAACGTGAAGTCAGATAGATTTGCTGATTTTTTGCTTAAAGAATCGCCAAGATTAAAAGCAGCACTACCGCCAGAAGCAATGCAAGATGTTTCTGAATTAGGTTTACTGTCAAGCAAAATTGGCAAACCTCAAGCTGGTGTGTTTAATCATTCAAATTCATTTAGTGCTTATCTTAAAGAATTGGCAACGCAAGGATTAGCTACCGCAGCAGAAGCTAAATTAGCATCAGCTACTGCTGGCGCATCTGTACCATTCACAATGGCCGGAAAACAATGGATGTTGTCTAGAGGACATGAAAATTATGCAAGACAAGCAATTCATCCATTTAGTGGTTTAACCAAGGATTAAAAAATGGCAGTCAATCTTTCACCAATCGGCAATGGTTTTCAATTCTTGACGACCACAGGACTACCCTTAAACGGTGGTTTGATCTACACCTATCAGGCTGGCTCAACAACGCCTTTAACCACCTATTCAGACATCAATGGAGCTATTGCTAACACCAATCCTATTGTGCTGGGTACAGATGGCCGACCACAAGGTGAGATTTGGTTAACGTATGGCTTTAATTACAAGTTTGTTTTGCAGACCTCTACAGGTTCCACCATACAGACTTATGACAACTTATATGGAATTATTGGAACTACCGCTGCAACAGGGACAACCATACCAGCAGGCTTGATTTCGCTATGGTATGGATCAATAGGTAGCATTCCATCGGGCTGGTATTTGTGTGATGGTTCAAACGGTACGCCTGATTTGCGTGATCGTTTTGTTGTTGGAGCTGGATCAACATATTCTGTTGCCGCAACTGGTGGTTCAACAACGCACACATTAACCACAAGTGAAATGCCAAGCCACACGCATACTGCAACTTCTGTGGTTACTGATCCTGGGCACTTCCACACTGGTGGCGCTGTTTTGGTTGGTTCTGCTAGAGCAGCGGGTGGTGATACAACTATGGTTGCAGCCAATACAGCATCAGCAGTGACAGGTATTACTGTTGCTACAACTAATGCCGCAACCGGATCAGGAACAGCGTTTAACATTCTTAACCCCTACTACGCACTTGCGTACATCATGAAGAGTTAATCATGGATGAAAAAATTGACTTGGTTAAATACGGCGTTCTTTGGCAAAAAGTTGAAGAGCTTGAAAAGAAAATTGACAAGCTAGAGGATGGTATGGCCACGCTGTTGGCGTTAGCTAATCAATCCAAGGGCGGGTTTTGGATGGGCATGGTTGTTGTTTCTGTGATTTCTAGCCTTATTGGTTATCTAACCAACTGGCTACACAAGGGTTAAAAATTGATCCTCTTTCAATTCTCTTTGCTGCGAATGCGTGTGTTGCAGCTATTAAGCAAGGCTGTGATTTATATAAGCAGGCTAAGACTTCTTTCATGGAGGTCAAGTCTACTGTTGAGGAAATTGTCGGAGATGTTAGACAAGTTCAGTCGTTTTGGTCAAAGCTCTTTGGTTCGCCCAAGCCTGTGGCGCAAAAGACGAACAAAAAAGAAAAGTTTGTAGCGGTTGACGAAACGCAAGTTATGGCTGACATTGTTAGCCAGCTTACACAGTTTTTTAAATTGCAAGAACAGTTGGCGGCGCACATAAGGGAAGAGGAAGAAAAGTCAAAGAACGTCTATGACCCTGATGCCAACTTAATGGAGGCAGCCCTAAAGCGGGTGATGGCTCAAGACCAGATGGTTGCGTTGGAGGTGGAGATTAGGGAGGCAATGGTGTACGGCGCTCCTAAAGAGATGGGCGCGTTGTATAGCAAAACCTTTGAGATGCGTGACGTTATTCAGGAAGAGCAAGACAAGGCAAGAAAGAAGCGAGACAATGAATCATGGCAACGCAAGGAAGAGGAACGGCTGCTAAGAGAAAAACAGGCGTATCTGCTAGCGACTATCCTATTCCTCCTATATATGTGGTTACTCCTCGGCCTCTTACTCAAGATTGGGAAAACGTGATGGGTTGGATTGCTGCTTGTGTGTTGGTAGTTATGTTGCTACCTCTTTTGGCTAACTTGTATATAGATGTACTTGAAGCTAAACAAGAAGCAAAGCACCAGCAAGAGCAAGTTCAAAAGTTGATTAACAAAGCAAAGGAAAAATAATGGATTGGCTAAAACAAGTTGCGCCCACTATTGCAACAGCATTCGGTGGTCCATTAGCTGGCTTGGCGGTTGACGCTATCAGCAAAGCTATTGGAGTTGACCCTAAAGACGTTAATAAGACCATTGCCGAGGGCAAGTTATCTGCTGAACAGATAGGCGCTATCAAACAAGCTGAAATCGCTATGGCAGCTCGCGCCCAAGAATTAGGCTTAGACTTTGAAAAGATCGCCGTAGACGACCGCAAATCAGCGCGTCAGATGCAAGCCTCCACCCAGTCTTACATACCTGGTCTGATGGCCATTGCTGTAACTTTGGGTTTCTTTGGCATCTTGGTTGGCTTGATGACTGAACACTTTAAAACATCTGATGCGCTAATGTTGATGTTAGGCAGTTTGGGTACAGCTTGGACCGGCATCATTGCGTTTTACTTTGGTTCTTCTGCTGGTAGCCAAAAAAAGGACGAACTACTCCATAAATCGAGTCCAACTCCATGAACCTCACAACTCATTTTACACTTGAAGAGCTGACTGTTACCGACCATCGGCAGTTTGACAATACCCCAAATGATGCCGAGATTGCTAATCTTGTCCGACTGGCTGAATTCTTAGAACAAGTCAAAGAAGTTCTTGGCGGCAAGCCAATCATGGTGAATAGCGCGTTTCGCAGCGCGGAAGTTAACCAAGCCGTGGGATCGTCTGACAAGTCTCAGCATCGCCGCGGGTGTGCTGCGGATATAAGAGTGCCAGGCATGACCCCTGATGAGGTTGTTAAAGCCATCATTGCA